TTTAATTCTTTATTAGTGTAATAATATTGTTTTCCTGTTAATCCTGAAACTTGTGGAAGTTCTGTATTTAATGTTTGTAAATGTTTCCAGTAGTCTGTGCCTACTTTATCCATGTGCATTAGTTCGGTGTGCATGTAATTCATACCTGCTTCCATTTTTTTATTTTGCCAATGCTTACCTCTCATTGTAGCGTCTGCAACAAGAGCATTAGCTCTAAACTCACCAAATTGTGTTGCAAACCCAGTATTAAAACCTTTAGATTTACCTTCTAAACTTGGCATAACTGAAGAACCATCTTCGTATTTAAGACTACCTACCCATTCATTCCATGTTTGTTCTTTACCATCTTCAAAAGGCGTGTAGGTATCAGCCATTCTTTCTATTTCAGCAATAGCTTTGTTTGCCATAAACCTACCATTGTGAGTATCAATAGCTGTTTCAGCATACATGTTTTCTAATTCAGGGTGACTACCAGTTAAAATTTCTGAAGCAAGTTTATCAGGTGTACCACCAGTAGCATAATAACCTTCTAAATATTTATTAGCGGCGTCTTTTTTACCATCAACATAATTTTCAGCAAATCTTTCAAAGTCACCAGTGTTTCTATTAATAGCGTCAACAATTTCTGACAAAGGTGTTTCTCTTGAAGTAGCGACACGCCCTGCAAATGTAGAGCCATAATATCTATTTCTACTTATTTTACTTCTATATGCCATATATCATTATCCTGTCTTTTGGTTTCCATAATCTTTAAAGAATCTTCGTTCATCTCTTGGTTGACCCATATAACTTCCACCTGCACCACCTATGTCTAATGCAAGACTCATAAAGCTAGGTTCGTATGTTGGTGTAATACTATTATATGTTCGTTGTAAATTTGCGTAAGCGTCACTTCTTTGACTATTAAGAGTAATCATATCACCCATGTAATCAGCCATAATGTCATTGTATTCTAAATCTGCTTCCGTTCCTATGTTCTGAACTACTCTAACAGAGTTACCAAATCCTAAATTAAGAGCATTAGCTTGAGCGGCTTTTCTTGCAAAATCATTTTTCATTTCAGCTACCGCTTTTTCTCTAGCCGCAGTTCCTCTTTCAGTTTCTATTTTTCCTAAATCAGTTAAATATGCTGAATCAGCATGACGCATTGTTTTATAATCTGCGGCGGCTTTATTTCGTGCTTGAGTTTTCTTTTCATTATGACTAGCGACTGCTCCGACTACTTTCATAGCCATCATTGCTTCATTTACTCCGCACATTTTATCTCCTTCGTTACTAATAAAAATGGTATTTTTGCATGACCAAATTCAGTTATTTCTTCTTTAGGTTCAAACCCTAAAAACTGTAACCATTTTAAAGATTGCCAGTTTCTTTTATCTATAAAATTAAATAAGTGAGTATAACCTTCAGACATTTGAGCTACCCAATAAGGACACTCTTTTAAAAATTGTCTAGTATGGTTAAATAATTCTTTGCTTGATAACAACCATGCTACACCATAACCTGCTTGTGTGCTTGGTGTTGAACCAAACATGCCTATTACACCTTCTTCTTTTGTACCTATAATGCTATAAATCTTTGCACCTTTAATTGTAAATGGTACAACTAAAGACTCAAGTGGACTCATATTATCTGAGGCTAATACTTCTTCTACATCTTCTTTTCTCATCTTAGGAGCTAAGTGTAGAATATCTTTTAGCTCTGCATTTCGTACATATTTTTCCATATTACATTCTTCTTGAACGTCTATGATAGTATCCTTCTACTTCTGCACTTGCTATGTGCATTGGTAAATGTGAAGAACTTTTAATATGTAATTCAAACGCTGTGTTTCTAGCTTGTATAGGAACTCTAAGTGTACCTGTAGCAATCGCTACATTGTTAGGAGCTCCTGTAAAACCAATTACATAACCTGTCATAAATGTTGTGTTAGTTGTTCTATTTTCTGGTGTTACTTCTACTTGAAAGAACCCAGAGTTTTCATAGTCAAACGATATGTTTCTAATTTGGTATCTACCTGAAGTTACTGCTACTAATCCTTTACCAGTATCTTCTCTAATATATTGTGGACTTAAAACATATTTAGATTCATACGGCACACCTATCCATAAACTTGTGTGGTTTCCTACTAATGTGTAAGTTGACCCTGACGTATTTGTTAGAACATAGTTTGTTCCGTTAGTTCTATCTATTGCTATTAGTCCTGTTTTTGCACCATAAGGTGACGTTAAAGTTGTTAGACCTGTTCCACTAGAATATGAACCAGTTACTTCAGTTTTTAAATCAACATAACAATTAAAACCTAAAGTTGGGTCTTTTAAATTTCGTAAATCTATTTTAAATAATTTTGTGTTTGTTCCTTCTGCCGCAAAGACATAAACATAACTGTCTGAAGACAAAGCACCTAATATTTTAACACCACTAAATTCCCATTTAGACCATGCTGTTTGGACTTTTTCTCCTCTATCAAAGAAATATTTATAAACATACATAGTGTCTGCATTAGTTGCTGTTACATTTGACCCTGTAGTATAAGGTGCAGATTGTGAGTCTGCGGTGTCTGCATGTAAAAAGATAAGTGTATCTTCAATCGTGTTACTAATAATTTGATATGGGTTAGTAGGTAGTAAGTTTTGTACTGCTACTGTTATATCTAAACCATCATTAGTTAGTGTGTCATCATCTGCATAGTATTCTCTTACGGCTGTGTTTGCATTTCTTGATTGTGTAAAGTATGCAAATCTACCTGCCGCTATAGGTGAGACTGTATCATCATGTTCAAAACTAGATACTTCATTAAGTATAGCAGTTGTTGGACTGATTGTGTCACCTGCGTGGTCAAGTTTATATTGTGCTGTATCTGAAAATAACAATAATGTTTCATTAAATGATACAGAGTTTTTCAATGTATTAACTTGCGTACCTGACGCTGATATATCAATAGGGTCTGTATCTAAAACTTGTGTTACTGTTGTTGCAAAGAAATTAAAGAACCCTGCGTTTTCAGATAAAATTAAATTTTCACCTGATAGTATTCCTAATCTATTTTTATAAAATGTTAAATTTTGTATTTTTTTACCAATAAAAGAAGGGTTAGAGTTTGTTTCAATATCACCACACACTCTATCGTCCCATGATAATTCTTGAAATGTAAATGTTCCGTTATTATTATTAATAAGAGCATGAGGCATTGTACTGTTTGTTACACCTAAACTTGTAGCAGGTGCTATTGTTTCAGACCACACACCATTACCAGTAAATTTAACATAGTAATCTGAAAGTGTATCACCCTCTTCACCTGTAATTTTTACTATAACTCCTGTTTTTCCATAATAAGGAAGTTTACTAAAATCCTGTATTGTATCTCTAATGTGATACATAGCTGTACTACCTGCACCATCTGAAGTGCTAACAGTATAAGAAGAATTGTTATTATTTGGTTTTCCGTAAATTACGTTATCATACGACTCAAAAGTAAAATGACTTGTAATACCAGAATAGTTTGCTAATCCTTGTGAGGTACTTAAAGTAGAATTGTTATCTGCTCTAACAGTTTTAAATCCTATCTGTGAAGCACTACCATTCCAGTGTGTACTAGAAGTACCATATAATAATATATCTTTAATTTTATTTGAATCTCTAAATTCACTATCTGTTGTTGCGTCATTACCTGACGGCATTTGAAAGATAACTTTAATACCACCAGTTATACTAGCGTGAGTTAAAGTAACTGAATATTCTCTACCATAGTTTGTTGCTTTAACATAAATTAAAAACTCTTCTTGTTTAGCCGCCGAAGTATTTGAATCTGCTGTTGGTGTAACAGATTTATTTACTAAGAAAGTATAATCTGCAATATTAACTAATTTAAAATCTTCTTTTGGATTTGTTGAAGTTAAATAACTAGAACCACTAGCGATAGTAACTGTTTTAGAATTACCTGCTAAATCATATACTTTAATTCCACCATTGTAGAACGCACACATATACTGGTTAGATTCATCACGCTGAATGTTCCATATTTTAGTTTTGTTAGGATAAACATTAGTGCTATCTAAAGTCGCTACATATTCCAATGAAGGTCTTCTACTTAAACCATCTACAATATTATTTTGTAAATTGATTTGGTCAGACCCTTGATTAATCCCCCTTTGAGTGGGTGTCTGCTGACTAATCCCATTAATAAAATTAGGAATACTCTGCGATACTACAGCCATTAGTAAGTCCTTCTAGTAGGTCTATTTATTATTGAGTATGTATTAGCGTCACCTTCCAACATGTTTATGTCAGCTTCTCTACTGTCTGCTTGATGATATGCTACAAGAGCTTCTTGTTCATCTTGTCCGATTAATTTAGTAATTTCTTTATCACCTAAAAATCTTGCCGCAAATCTTCTAGCGGACTTCATTGTAATATATCGTCTAGCGTATTCTGGTAGGTGTTCAAATTGTTGAACTGTTACTAAGTTAAGGGAAATATCAGACGAGAATACATCTGTTTTTTTGTCTAAGTCATAAAGGTAACCATTACGAGTAGTTACATTAAAAACTTTTGAATAACTATCTGCTTGAACGCAGTTAGCAGGAAGTGGTATTTTGTTATTAGAGTCTAATGATACTGTTACTTCCTCTTCAGTATTATAGTTCCAACCCATAGATTGAATTGACATAGAAGTTTCATCTAAAATATTTTTAGCGACTGATACATCAACACTATTTGTCCCTGTGATTGTGTTTACAGGAGCTTCTCCAATAACGGAAAGCATAATGTTGACAGCTTGTAACTCTGTCGTAGGCGTTATCTGTGTTGTCATGCTGTTCCTTTTTAAATTTTAAAATTAAAGAGGCGGCTTGAGTCTCCCCTTACCGCCTCTCCTTATAAGTATAAAGTAACGTAAAGTATTACGCTTCTTTAATTCCTACAGCCGCTTCAGGTCTTAGAACTCCATGACCCATAGCGTACTTAGCTACCATCAATGTTCCTTGACGTCTAATGTCATATTCTGACTCGACTGCCAAATCCATTAATTTCACTGTACCTGCCGCACTAGGGTGAGAAACTAAACAAACATAGTTTGCTAGATTAACTCTTTGTGGGTAAGCACCTGTTGCAGTTTTACCTGCGTCTACTGCTGTAGATGAAGATAAGTCTGAAGCAACAAAATGAGCAGTTGGTATTAATTCAATACCTGCTACTTTCATTACTTTACCTTCTGCAACTCCGCCGTTAGCACCGCCTGAGAAGTCGACATTAACTGCGTTTGTAGCGTTAGCTAGTTTGTAATATTCCTCTAGTCTTATAAAGGCTTTTCTACCTTCTTTAGGAACATAGTTTGCGTCCATAGCTTTAGCGGCGTCAAACAAACTATCTATCATTCCGTTAGCGGCAGTTGCGGCTGTCGCTGAAGCGATAGAAGTATTTGTTATAACTGTACCTGCACCATATCCTGAGTCAGATACATTCGCTGAAGCCTGAGCGGCTTGACCGATTGTTTGTAAGATATGCTTATCTTTTTGGAAAGCCAAAGCTCTTCCAATTTCTGTAGAATACGCATTTCTTAAATCCCAATGATTTTTTGCCTCTTCGATTGAAGATAAAAACACTGAGCTTAGTAGAAGGTCATTAATTGTAATAACCTTTTCGTTGTGGTTTACGTCTGAGCCTGTAATTTCCGCACCTGCTACATGGTAATCAGCACCGATTCTCCCCATAACTGGGAAGGTTGCCGACTTACCTGAAGAGATAGTTCTTACCATCTCTGCTCCTTGTGTAACTGAAGCTCTATCAAAAGAAGTTAAAACTTCTCCTGCAAAAACTTTCAGAAACAGAGCGTCTTCTGTACCAGAAGCATTAACTTTACCGACTGAGACTGGACTTGCGTTTGCCATAATTGTCTCCTTTTGGTTTGTTACGCTTGTTTAGAAAGCCTTTTTACTTTGGTCTCTTAAACCAGATTGTCTACCGCAGTAGGTCAAGCTAATTAACTTATGTAAATTAGGCAGTTGCCCTCAATAAGAGTGCACAACTATTTCTTCTTTGCTGTCTTTGCCGCTCTTTTAAAGTTAGCGGCAGTTGGAGCACCTTTGCTCCCTGCTTTTCTCATGCTTTCACCAGAACCTTTTTTGATTCTGTTACGCTTTGCATGAATGTTTGCGTATAATCCTTTTTTAGCCATGTTAATATCCTTTACTTGGTTTTGGTTTTGGCTTCGGCTTTGGCTTCGGTTTTGGTTTCTTCTTTGACATTTACTATTTTCTCCAATTCTTCTAATGAATGTTTAGCACATGTAAGTTTTTCAAACCTGTCTTTAACAACTTCCAATAACTTATCATGTTCACCAATACCTACAGGTTTCTGCAAGTATATGTCTATGACAGCAGAGTGCTCTGCAACATCTGCTTCAAAAGATTTTTTTAATGCGTGTAATAGCATTTGTTCTCCTTATAATTTACTGTTTGCAATTTTTGCTTTAACTGCGTTTTGATAAGCAGTGTCTTTACTATATCTAGGGTCAGACATTGCTTCCGTTACTTGAGCCCAAGACTCATACCCACCTTCACCAGTTGGTACAGCTTTAGCTTGAAGTAAATTGGGTTCAGTGCCATTTGCACTATCATATTTTGCTTTTAATCCTGCAACTGCAAGTTTAGTAACTTCTAAATCACCACCATTAATAGCAGTGTTATAAGCAGTCTTTTCACCTTCAGTCATATTATCAGCCGCCCACTTTGCCATTTCATTGTAAGCGTCATCACCACCAACTACTGCTTTAACTTCAGCAGATTGTTTAGCCGCTAGTGCTGATTGACCATTTATAAAAGCGTCAACATAACTTTTTGGTATCCCTGCTTTTTCAAGTGCTTCATAAGACTTGTCAGCAAGTTGTCCATTTTCATTATATTCTGATTGCAAAGTTTCCATGTTAAGCCCTGCTTCAGATACAGCTTTATCAGCTATCTCTAAACTTTCTTCTTGTTTAGTTTCTTTTGCAGGTTCATTTGATTTTTCTGTTTCATTTTCAAATGATTTGTCCTGAGCTCCTAGTTTGCTTTCTAGTTCACCATAAGATTTAGCCATGTCTTCGACAGACTTAAATTTTTCAGGCAGTCCTTCAGGTCTTGGTTGTGTTACAGTTTCATCTACTGGTTTTTCATTTGTAGTTTCTTCTGCTTTAATTTCTACTTGTTCTACCATTTTAGTTTCCCATATCCTTAGTCATATTGTTGGCAACTTGTGGAGCTACAGACTGAGCCGTATCCATCATTTGTTGCATTTGTTGTTGCTCTTGGGCTTCTTGTTGTTCTGCTTGTAATTGTTCTTGAGATTTAATTAAACCTTCAGTATCAATTCCTAAACCTGTTGCTAATCTAGTTAGCAAGTCATTAGGATTTAATGATTGAACTACAGCAGGATTTATTTGTGCCAAATTACCTATCTCAGCTACAAATTCTCTAAGTTTCTGTAAGTCATTACCTCTGCCTAGAGCTTCTATTCCAGTAATGATTGTTGGTTTTACAGTCCCTTTTGGTAAAGTTGGTATTTCTTTTGCCGCACTCATTCTCTTCATTAACACTCTAACTAGAGGAAGTTGAAGTTCTTGAGACAGTAATGAATAAACACCACCCATACTCGTTTCTAATTGTTCCGCCATGTATCTTATTTCTTGAGCGGTTACACGCTCTGCGTCTCTTTGAATTGCAGTGTGTAATAAGAAAGCATAAGACATACGCTCTTCTAATTTTTGAATACTTCTTTCTACAACTTGTAAGTCATATTGTTTTAATGCCTGTAGAACAGACACATCATCTTGACTACCTGTAATAATATCTCCGTTTCGTGTCTGTGCTAAATCTTTTTTTCTAGTAACAGCATTAGGTCTTACCATGAATACTATTTTAGAAGACGCCGCCGCACTTTCTACAAGTGATTGAGATAATCCTTCTAAGCTCTTGAGGTCTCCAAGATACTCCTCAACAAAACTTCTTCCGTAATTTTCATTATCTATTCTTACCATTCTTAATGCTTGATAAGGCATAGCGTCTGCACTTAGTGTACCAATAGTAGATGGTATTTTTATTCCCATTACTTCTTGGCATATATAAAATTTCTTATCGTCTAATTTGTAAATGTGTGTGTAAATATCACAATGGTCATCATCTTTATAATCACCATTTATTTTCATTTGCTCTTTAATATCTTCATCAAGAGCTATGTGAGCAATACTTTCTTTAATAACTATTTCAATTAATGTTCCTTGAGGGTCTCGTCTTACAACAAATTGTGAAAGAGGATAGACTCTCATAGTATTATTCTTAGGTAAGTACGTTAAGACATTACCACCAATGATTAAATGTTTTAATGCTTCAAACATGCTTACACGCAAAGCTAATTCTTCTATCTTAAGTGAAACTTCTTTTTCAATATTTGCTAAAGATTTTTCAACTTGAGTCTTCATTTCCTTTTGTTGTTCCATTTCTTTTTTAGCGTCACCACTTACTTGTAGTCTAAAGAATGGAGCGTTAGGGGGAAGTAGGAGAAGTAATAATTTTGAAGCTAGATTATTTACGCCTCTAGCACCTACTGATTGAAAAGGATTATATAAGTCTGACGATTTAGTGAAACCTTCGTCAGGTATTAAAGATGGAATAGTTAATTCAGAACATTCTCTGGCTCTATCTAAGAAGTATTGTCTATCTTGTTTTAATGTTTCATAGCGTTCTGCCGCAGTATTTTGTCTAGTAACTACTTCGTTATCCATCTGCATTACGCTGTATTAACGCCGCTACCTGAACTTGAAGCTATGTTTAAACCAGAAGTTTGTAACATTCCTGTTCCTGACTTCTTAGCTTTTTTAGTAATCTTCTTTTTATCTGACAACTCGTCTGCTGTTTCCAATGTAGGAACTAATTGTTCACCAATAGGTGAAGCGTTTACTACAGGATTTGGAGCAACAGGTTGAGGAGCAGGTCTTGAACCACCACCACACATATTTATTTCTCCTTATTATGTTATATTTAAACCAGAGTTTGAACCTTCAACTCCGCCTTGATTGTAATTGTCTTCCTTCTTTTTAGTAGGTTTTGCCATGTTGTCAGAAGGAGCAGGATTTTCAAAAGGGTCTTTTTTATCGTCATATATATTACCATCTACAAATTTAATTTGTGGGTCTTCTCTGACTGGTGCACTGACTGGCTTACTACTACCTATACACATTATTTTTCTGACTCCTCTTTTAAGTTATTTAGAAATTTGACAACATCACGCTGTCCTGCTTTGAAGTATATTGTCTTACTATCATCACTTAATAGTGGTGATTGTTCAGGATATACTTTGTTTAACAGTTTAATTAAGTCATCTACCTTAACAGGTAAGACTATATCATCTAAGTTATCCATCTTGTTTCCTTCTAAAAAGGGTACTTTACTTCCATAGTGAGCCTGTGAGTGTCCCTTTATTGTACTCAGTAGCCCTGTTTTCAAAGAAATTCGCATGTTCTACTCCATTTAAAACCCAGTCTAACCAACCTAAAGGGTTATGTTTTACACCATAATTAGGTTTTAAAGACAGTTGTAATAGTCTTCTATCTGCAATGTATCTTATGTATTCTTTAACTTGGTCAGGTGTTAATCCCTGCACACCACCCATATCAAATGCTAAATCAATAAACCTATCTTCTAAGTCTACCATATCTCTACATGTTTGATAGATACTTGCTTTAAATTTTTCTGTCCAAATATCAGGGTTCTCTTTTATTAATTGATGAAACAATTTAATCATGCTTTCAACATGGTGTGTCTCATCTCTTATAGACCATGTAACTATCTGGCACATTCCTTTCATACGACCAAACCTTGAGAAGTTTAGTAGCATTACAAAAGAAGCAAACAGTTGTAAGCCTTCACCAAATGCAGAAAAACATGCCATCTCTCTAGCTAGTCCTGATAAACCTTTGCCTTTACTTTTAAATAAGTATTCATGTTTATCAGCCATCTGTTTATATTCTTGAAATGCTTTGTAATCAGATTCAGGTAAACCTATTGTATCATTTAATAATGAATAACTTTGTGCATGATTTGCTTCACTTGTTGCAATAGCAGACAACATCATTCTTATTTCTGGTGGTTTAAATTTAGGAATATAATTATCAAGGTATGCTTTTGCTATATCTACATCACCTTGTGTGAAGAACTTTAGTATTTGATTAATCAGATTCTTTTCATTAGCTGTTAATCTATCATTCCAATCTCTTACATCTTCATGCAAAGGGACTTCACTAGGAAGCCAGTGCATTTGTTGCTGTAGCTCATACGCTTCAAAAGCCCATTCGTATTGAAATGGTTTGTAATGTACTCGTTCTTCAAATAATCCCATTCTATAATCCCCCCAATAATTCTATTGTTTCAATTATAACAATCATTCCTAATTCAACTGCTAGAATGGTATGGTATACTGTCCACAATATTGTTTGTTTTTCTTTTTTCTTTTTTTTCGTATGACATGAACAATACTTTTTAGGTTTATCCATGTCATCAAATATACTTGAGTCTGTCATCTATGCCTCACATGCTAAACACTCTGACTCTGGTATTATAGTTCTCTCAACTTTAAGAGAAACTAACTCCGCCCTTTTAATTGCTTCTGACCTACAGTAATAAAGTGTTTTTAGTTTTTGTTTCCAAGCTATCATGTGTGTATCATGTAGCTCTGTTATATCTACATCAGCAGGAACAAAGACATTAACCGATTGACCCTGACAAATATATTGTTGTCTGTCTGCGGCATGTGAGATTATCCATTGCTGATTTATTTCAATAGCAGTTTTAAAGGTATCTTTCTCATGCTCAGTTAATTCATCTAAATGTAAAACTGAACCTCGTTTACCTAGAATAGACTGCCAAGTCTGTTCATCATTTATTCCTTTAGACTCTAAAAGTTTTTCAAGGAATTTATTTTTAACTAGAAATGAACCAGACATAGTTTTCTGCACATAAGCATTAGCTCTGTATGGTTCGATTGAAGGACTGGTTGTCCCACAAATTATTGATGAAGAAGCGTTAGGTGCAATAGCTAATAGGTGTGCATGACGCATACCAGTGCCTTTCATGTCAGGAGCTTCACCTCTTTCAACTGCTAAGTTTTTAGATTCAGCAACAGCTTCTTCTTTTATCTTTTTAAATATTTGTAAGTTCTGTCCTTTAGCTAAAGCAGACTCAAACGGAATACCTTTAGACTGTAAGTAGGCATGAAAGCCCATAGCTCCTAGACCAATACTTCTTTCTTGGTGTGCACTGTACTTAGCTTTAGCTAATTCATCTGGTGCATTATCAATAAATGATTGAAGAGTATTATCTAAGAACCTAATTAAGTCAGGTATAAATTTATCGTTGTCTTTCCATTCATCATACTTTTCTAAATTAACACTAGACAAACAACAAACGGCACTGCGTTTCTCGTCTGTAGGTAATGTAATTTCAGTACATAAATTTGAATGGTGTACTTTTAATTGTTTATCTTTTAAAGGTTGGGGAAGTGCATTATTGATTGTGTCAATAAAGCAAAGGTAGGGCTCACCAGTAGCAACTCTGTTTTCTAATATCCGTTGCCATAGTTCTTTAGCTGAAACAGTCCGCACTACTTGCTTAGTGTGTGGGTCTATCAAGTTCCAACTGTCATCATAACTTGGGTCTTCTATACATTTCTCAATCAGTTGCATAAAACTGTCAGGTATGTTTACTCCATGATGAAGGTTCAAACATTTTCTATGTATGTCACCACCATTAGGTTTTCGTATGTCTAAAAATTCTATAATCTCTGGGTGAGATATATCTATGTAAGCGGCGTAGCTTCCTCTTCTAGTTTTACCTTGAGAAAATGCTAACATCTCTGAGTCA